CGAAATAACAAATTATTTTGACGGTGCGAATTTCTCTTTGATTGGTTTAAGAATCATATCAAATAAAATATCATCATATTTTGTCGGGGTAATTTTTACTATTTTTTCAATTGCGTAAATACCGATTAAAATATATTCCCAATTTGCTGCTATCCATTCACTCATTGTATTCTCCTATTAGAATTGTAAGATTGCGTAATCATATTTTAGTGTTAAACTAATTTCTGCAGGGTCACTTGATGCATAATCCATATCACCAAAGTTTGCAGTTTCAATATAAGTACCTTTTAATGTCCATTCTTCTACTACGTCACCAACTGGTCCTAGCATATTAAATGTAACATCTTTTTTATAAAAATCTGAGTATCCATCACGACCTGTTACTGATTCGTGGGATAACCTAACCCATTCCATAACCGCTTGTGCACCACTTGGAACTACTGGGTCATAAAGGGTAACTTCAATAGGTTGCCACGCACCTTTACCCTTAATGTATCGTTTTACATTGATGTGGTCTAATACTATTTCTTCGAACTGAATACTTGGTCTGTTCGCTGTTTTAATCAAATATGCAGGTATACCTTCAATATACATAATGAACCGATTTTTTGTCTTCGGTTCAAATGGTGTAAACATAATTTCTGAAGGGTCTAATGTAGCCATTCTTTATTCTCCTAAAAAAAGTCTTTTATTTGTACTCATAAATAAATATCACTTAAAGAAATTTTAAGTAAAAAAGAAAAACCCCAACCGAAATTGGGGTTTATCATTATACGTTACATCTATTTATAAGTCAGACTTATTCAGGGAATGTAGCACCTGTTGGTTGAACGACAAAATCGAGTACAATAAACTCAGCCGTTCGTGTTGGTTGAATAAATATCTGACCAACTAATTGATTTCTATCTACAACATCTGGAGTATTATTGGAATCATCCATTACTACTCTAAATGCACTTAAACCACTATTCTGTTGTACTTGTTCCATATATGGATTTACAATGTTCAAGAAACGATTTCTCAATGCTTGAGTATTTTGTTCAAATACCAAGAATCTTGAAGAACTTGCAATAAACTTTCTTAATGCAATCAACAATCTACGAACATTGATTCTATCCAACGCTGATGGTTTCGTTTGTAGTGTTTTTTGTCCGAATACTACTACACCTTGACCAGGGAAGGAAGCTATTGGATTGATTTTGTTTTCATACAAATCATCACGTTCGGCGTGAGTCAATCTTGTTTTAGCTTCTAATACCGTAGTTAGACCACCACGATTCAAACCAGCTGGTGCGAACCATTCGTGAGCTATTTGGTCTGTGAAAGAAATTACACCAGGTAGTACTACCGATGGTGGTACAAACACTGGTCTATTTGTATCTCTATCTACAATTTTAACCCACGGGTAATATGTAGCCGCATAATTGGTATCCAATGTTTTAATCGTGTTTTTAACTGTCGATATTGAATCATCAATTGCAGTAGCGTCCATTATATAGAACGCGTCAGCTCTAGCTTCTACCTTAGATATTGCGTGATTAGTTACCGTTGAGTGTAATCCGTGAATAACACCAGGTGTTACTAATAGATTAATATCAAACTCATCAGGATTACTTATAGCGTTAATAGCTCTCTTATATGCAACAGAACCACTAGCCGGGGCACTTGATAAGTCAAATCCTTGTGTATTTGTATTTTGAATATCTGTACCTGTAGAAAAAGGTGTTGCTGGATTACTACCATCAAATCCCCATTGGAAAGGAACTGAGAATTTTAACTGTTGTATTGCAGAACCTGTCAAACTAAGACTTACACCTGTACCTGAATATGTAGTTGATAAAGAAGTATCAAAGTCATTATCACCAGTCATATTTTCTAAGTGAAATACTATATTGTTACCAGTATTAGCTGAACTTGGAACTGGTGCAAGATATTGAAGATTGTCGTCTTTAATGTGTTCATCAATAAGATTTATACCATACGCAATTGTACTATCAAATGTTTCATTTGTATCTTTTTGTGTTGTCTTAAATGAAGCCGATGGAATATTAGTAGCACCTGGAACAGTATTGTATACTGCATTATGACCCATTGGAACAACATTCTTTGGATATTTAAATATACCGTCCTCTTCCATTGTTGAAAAGTCACCTACTCTTATGAATCTACTTAAATTAGGATAATTACCAAAGTAAGTTAATTTACCATTAGAATCTATCTCAACGTGACGGTCACCAATTTTTTTAGCAAAATAGTTTGGTGATGCCGGGTCGAGTGTTAAGTTGTCAAATTCTTCGAATCTCTCATCATCACTAACACTAAGCACGTGAATTGAGAAAGTACCATAATCTGTACCCTCTATATCTTCTTCAGGTTTAATATTTAATACTTTAATTTTGTAAGTAGTATTTATTTCAGTTCCATGTGAACGACTGTAGACTCTAAATAGACTATATCGAGATTCGTTAATTGTTTGAGATAAAAAATATGGTGTTCTGGCAAACTGATAATCTACGTTACCAGTCCAAGTTCCAGCTTCACCTTTACTGTCAAATGTAGTTGAACCACCTGTAAAGTTATGTCCATCAGATGTATTTATAACTCCAACTCTAGTACCAGTTGCACCAGCTACAGAGTAAGAAGAAGTATATGACGAAGCGAATTGTTTGAATACTTTATATACATACACAGATGAGTCATTAGCACCTGACTTAATTGATTGTGGGTTAGGACTGATTACTTTATCTATAAAATTAGCACTACCTGTATCAAAGGATAATGCGTATGTTTCAGCTGAAACGTTACTACCTGAAACAGTAATTTCAAATCGTGAACCAGTTGCCGTACCAGCACCTGTAGTACCAGTTGTTTTTATAATAGTTGCACTTAAATCACCAACTCCACTTGAACCCCTTGATGGAGCTAAAATAGCAATTGATGAAGTTACTGTAGCGGAAGCATTTGATTGGTGAGCAACCAATTGAATTGAATCAGCGGCGTATCCACCAATTCCTAAAACTCTTACTATTGTTACTACACCAGCACTTCTTAAATACTCTTCTACTGTGTACGGTGTGTAAAATCTTGGGTCTACACCACCAAACACCTCTTCAAATTCTTGAAAATTAGTTATTTGGGTTGGTGTAAACGCTGGGCCTCTTTTCGTAGGCCCTATTATTGCGGCACCAATTTCACCTATCGATTGAGGTAAAAATGATAAATCTCTTTCTCGTGTAAAAACACCAGGCGAGACAATTCGTTCAGCCATATTTTTTCTCCTAAAATCTTATATTTTTATATGTAAAAGCTGTTTACTTATACTACTATAAGTATAAGATAAACTTTCCAAAATAAAGATTTAAGACTATTTTTTAAATAAAATTATTAAGTGGATGGTGTAAATACACCTGTTGTTGGGTCTAATTGACCAGCACCATACTTATCATTTAAAGTTTTAACTATATCACGTTCTTCTTGTTGAACTGCTTGATATTCTGTTTCAACTTCTATTGTACGAGTTTCAAGAGCGTCCAATTGTTGATTTAATAATATTCTTTGTACTGAAAGTTGTCCTAACACAGCTTGTTTTTCTTGATAACTTGTTTGTAATCCTTGTAGTGATTGTAGTTCATCATCTGTGAACTTTAGTTCTTTGGATTCTTCTACTTCTACTTTTTTTGCTTCCTCAGCCATAACTATATCTCCTATATTTTTATAGTTTCATGTTTAAATAAATATCATAGTATACTATGAAATAAAGTTTTTTTTTTTAAATTTCAATAACGTTATATAAACGGTCTGTATCATCTGACCCAGTTAGTTCATTCATTTTTGCGGTTGAAGCTGATACGGCATTACTACCACTAAACTCCCATGTTATGTCACTACTACCACTTAATTTAGATACCCAAATAGTATTTCTCTGAAACCAATCTGGGTCTTCAAAAGTTATTCCATCCCTATCTACACTAGCCGATGGGGCTGGTAGTAATTGTTTGACTACTCTGTAAGCCATTATACTCTCCGTTAATTGTTGGTTCTCTTCCTATATATGCCACTCTATATTCCTCTATTTAATATAAATATTAATTTTCTAATTCTTTAATTCTTTTTGTTAATTCTTGTATTGATTTTAAAAGAAGTGGAACAAACTTAGAGTAATCAACTGTCTGAGTATCCATAACTTCTTTCTCTTTTTCATCACCATTTTCATCTTTATATATCTTTGTAGTCATTGCATCTTTTTCACCTGAAACGGCATTTGGAAAAACCTCTTGAGCTTCGTGAGCAATAACACCAACGGCTCTTTTATCTGTATTCTTTTTCCAAGCAAAGTCATATAATTTTAATTGATTAATTGTTCCAGTTGCATCTACAATACCTTTTAAATCTGTCTTTTTTCTATAATCAGAAGAAGTATTAAAAGAAGTTGCGTCATCATCTCCTGATATACTTCCAATTACGCCACCACTATCTTGAAAAATAATAAATTTTCCATTTTGAATGTCAGCATCATTACTAAAATCAATATCCATTAAGACATAAGTTGAACTAACACCACTACTATTATCTTCTAATTTTAAAGCTGGTGTTGCGCCTCCAGCATTTTTGACGTGAAGGAATGCTTCAGGGGAATCTTCTTTTATTCCGACCTTGCCTTCAGATGTAATACGCATTCTTTCTTCAGCGCCAGCACCCGATGTATCTATAGTTGAAAACATCATATCACAGCCTACTGCTGCACGTGCTATATTACCACCTGTAGTAACTTTAGTTACTATACTACCACCAACATAAGCTGCGTCATTACCTTGCCCTAAGAAATTAATAACTCCAAGTTCTGTATTCACAGCTTGATAATGACTTGTACCCGCTCTTTGACCTATTGCAAGAGCAATCCCTCTACCTGCGTCATTACCAGTAGCCTGATTGAAAAACCCTACGTTTGCAAAACTATTATCTCCAAATGTAGAGGCGTATTGAAAATGTGATGAATTTGTTTGTGTTTGTGAATCACCAAAGAATGCGTTACCTGTAGAAAATATAGTAGCCAGTGTATTAGCTGTAGTGCTTTCACCATATCTTTTGAAAGTAAAATCACCATTACCAGTGCTTGAATCATTAAATCCAGCATGGAAAGCCATACCTCCATCACTAACTATTTGAGCTCCTGCTACACCGTGGTCACCGACTTCTAATAATCCTTGTGTTATTTTAACTCTATTTGAACCAGATATTCTTAAAGCTTCTACAGCATTGTCAGCTGTCATAATAACTAATTGTTGAGATTGTGCATTAGTGTGATGGTCATAATAAATAGAACCTTTTATGCTAGTTCCTGCTGCAAAATTAAGAGATGAATCAGCTCCCTCATTAGCATCAGCTGATATATTTATGTTAGCGTGTCCAAAAGAATTACTATTATTATAACTTCCTACGGTTAATTGTTGTGCTATAGCAAAAGTTGAACTTGCAGTGACAGCACCAGTAGCTGAAATACGCATTCTTTCAGTTGAATCATTACCACTACCATCATTTGTCATAAGTAATAAATGACCAGGTACATCATTTGCTGCTGGACTATCACCAACTAATGTTCTTATTTCAGCAGCGTTAGTTCTAAAATCTACACCATCTGCTGCACTAAATAATATTCTTCCAACAACGTCATCAGTTTGTACAATTGTTACTGCTCCAGCGACTGTACCTCTTGACTTACCAATACTAATTACACCACCACTAGCACCATTTTGATGTTCAATA